CCATATTAGGTTTTTTCATTGCATGGTTTACACTTACAGGTTCTGCACAGGACATTGTCGGTATAGCGATAGTCGTATCTATAATTATATGGTTAGTGACTATCAGATTGAGAGATTAAGTATGGACTGTTGTAGTAACGGTTGTTGCGTAGGTAACTAATGTTAAATAAAATAAAAGATAATCTGGGTTTAATAGCTACAGCTATAGCTCTTATGGGTTCTATTGGTGCAGGTTTATCTACTGCTACTGAAATCGTTGACACACTTAAAGGCATAGATAACAGAATGAATCAAGTTGAAGTAGATTTTGAAATGCTAAAAGAAAGCACATTCGTACAAGGCGATATAGCTGTTCTGTTTGAAAAAGTTCAGAAACTAGAAATAGCTAATGATACTAACCAATATGTTCAAATCGAAAAATGGGAATGGGACGATATTAAAACACAAGTTACTCGTCTTGAAGCACAACTTATGGACCAAGACCAAGACTTAAATGTAGTTAGAGAAATACAAACTAGACTTGCGTGGATAGAAGCGAACTGTTGTAGATGATGCCTAACGGATTAAGCACTACTCAAAAAATAAGAATGATATTTGCAAGAATGATTGCAGTATTTGTTGCTAATGGTTTAGCTATTATTGGAGCGGGTAGCATAATCGGTATTGACACCCTAAGTTCTGTGCTATTAGCAGGGGCTTTGGGTGTCGCCAAAGTAACTGAATCACTAGCTAGAGGTTTCTTAGATGATGGTAAACTAACACTAGAAGAAATAAATGAAGCCTTTAAAGGAAAAAAATTATGACACACCCTAACAATGGTAACGGATTTACACAAAAAGAAATGTTAGTAATGATTCTTGAAGGTCAAGAAAAAATAAACGAACGAATAGATGGTCTTCACGAAAAAACAAATACAAAAATTTCAAGAGCAGAACTGAGTGGTTGGTTGGTAGCCGTCTCAGCTATACTGGTCATTGGTCAATCAATGATGTGAACTGCCCTGTCTGTCAAATTCCTCTATTAGAGATACACGCTGGACTATACTGTTATAATAACAAGTGTATTGTTTATAAACAAAAAGCAATAGCTTGTTGCGAAGGGGGAGAAATTGCCGGAGAAAGCTGCCGATAAAAAAATAAAAAGAAATCTAGAACACGCTGCAGCAATGATTATGATGTGGATTCCTAAAGAAAAAAGAAATCAATATTTAAACTATTTTTATTCTCTATTTACTGATGAATAAAATATATATTGGTATTCCTGTAATACACGATCAAGAATTTTTTCATACTATAGAACACTGTTTACATCAAGCTGACAATCCTAGTGAAATACACTTTGGTGTTTATGGATTGTGTGAAAATGAGTTTTGGGAAAAAGGTTTACATAACTTTTCTTTATCACACAATATGTCTCTCTTTACTGAAAACCTTAGTTGGGAAAACTTAGGAATCGGTAAAGGAAGAATAAAAGCTGGTTCTATGTATCAAGGAGAAGAGTATGTTATGTCTATTGATTCTCATACCTTATTTGGTAAACATTGGGATACTCTACTTAAAAAAGAAATAGACAAATTTAGTAATAATGTTATATTTACTGGTCTTGCAGGTCACTTTCACTCAGATGGAAAAAATAGATCTTTTGATACAAATCAATCAAAATTAGGATATCCTAGTTTTACAGGACAAAAGTATAAATACGGAACTGAAGAATACTTCACAATGTACCCTGAATATATAGACATACACAATTATGACGAAAATGGAGTAATGAAGTGCTTACTTTGGAATGGTAATTTTTCTTTTAGTAAAAGTAATTTTTTTAATGATTTATCAGATTTACCAATGCATACAGAACATTGGATACAAACAGCAGAATTACTTCATAAGGACTACACATTACTAACTCCTTTGTTTGATCAACCAACTATTGCTCACCTTTATGAAGATAGAACTATACTTCATACACATAATGGAAAAAGTAGATGGACATACAATAATTATTTACAGCCATATGAGTTAATTAAACATCAAGAGTTAGACTATGTAAATATTTGGAAAGATTATATATTAAAACATACAGATAAAGTAAAACTATTAGAGAAATATACAGGAGTAAAAATTGCCTAGATACGATTATAAATGCCTAAACGATAAATGCGAACAAATGTTCGAGATAAGTCATAAAATAACTGAAGATCCAATCATTAAGTGTATACGTTGCGAAAGTCCTACAAAAAGACAAGTTTCTAAAAATGTTATGTTTGAAACTCCTGTAGATGTAGAATGGGAGGGAGATCCTAAAGATTTAAGTGAAAAATCTTTCACCCAGTACAATGAAGCTAAGAAAATAAAGTATAAATGGTAACGCGTTACTAACTCATATAGATAAGAGGAGATAAGATAAGACAAGATGAGATTAGATAAGATTAGATTATATAATAAAGAAGAAGCATTTAGAAAGGGTGTCATATGGTAAAATTCATTAGTCGGTCTTCCACTCCGACTTCCTCCCATCAATGGCTGTCTTAGGATAGCCATATGTCAGATAACTCTTTATATATTCCTAAACTTCCTTCTTTACATAATGCACAGCAACAAGTTTTTGATTCTGATGCACGTTGGAAAATTTTATGTGCAGGTAGACGATTTGGTAAAACAAGACTAGGTGTACAGATGTGTATGGAAACAGCACTTAGAGGTGGTAGAGCTTGGTGGATTGCTCCTACTTTTGCTATTGCTAGAGTGGGTTGGAGGGATATACAAGCTACAGCACAATCTTTTCCTAAAGAAATAGAACCTGAAATATCGATTGCTAATATGGAATTTACATTAGCAAATGGTGGTCAAATTGCTGTTAGGTCAGCTGACAATCCTCAAAGGCTTAGAGGTGAAGGTTTAGATTTTATTGTTATGGATGAGGCTGCTTTTGTTAAGCCTGAAGTTTGGGCTGAGGTATTGAGACCTACTCTTACTGAAAGAAAAGGATCGGCTTTATTTATTAGTACACCTATGGGTATGAATAATTGGTTTTATAACTTATGGGAAACAGCTGAAACTGCACCTAATTGGGAAAGATTTAGATTTTCAACTTACGACAATCCAAGGATAGATCCTGATGAAGTTGATCAAGCAAAAACAGAAGTTGGTTCTATTGTTTTTGCACAGGAATATATGGCAGAATTTGTAGAAGCTGGTCAAGGTATGATTAAACCTGAATGGATGCAATATTGGTCGTATGACGAAAGCGGCAACTATTTATTAAATGGACAGACTTATGACAAAAATGAATGTACAGTATTTTTAGCTACAGATATAGCTACTTCTGTTGAAGAAGATGCGGACTATACTGCTATAATAGCTATTGCTTTAACCAAAGACAATAAGATGATTGTTGTTGATTGTTTACGTGAAAAATATGAAGGACCAGATATATTGACTGCAATTAATAAAATGATTGATAAACATCAAGCTGGATGGGTCACTATGGAAAGACAAGGATTTCAACTTTCTTTAATTCAAATGGCTAAACGTCAAGGAATGCGTGTAAAAGATGTTAAACCAGATAAAGATAAAGTAGCACGAGCGTTGACTTTATCTGCTAGGATGGAAGCTGGAGATGTCTATTTTAAGACAGACGCTCCTTGGCTCGATGCTATGGAAAGAGAGTTATTCACCTTTCCTGTTGGAGCTCACGATGATATGGTAGATGCACTCGGATATGGTATCCTGAACTTGAACGAGCGTAGACAATGGACAGCTTACTAGTTTAGGAGATCAATGGCTAACGAATTAAATGCGTTTCAAAAATTTACGAAACGATTAACTCCATCAGGAAGAGACGAGTTAAAAAGATTAAATTTTAATCAATCACTAGCTTCAGCGCTAGATCAATCTGTGTATGGATACAATACACAATCAGGATATTTTCCTTCAGATAAATTAGAAGATATTGGTAATGGTTCTGGAAACTCTGCAGTAGCCGCTTGTTTAAGTGTATTAGCTACAGCTTTTGCTGAACCTAGATTACAAGTATTTAAAGAAGATGAAGTAGGTCAAGATGTTCAATTATCAAAACATCCTATATCTAAATTATTTAAAAGACCTAATCCTTTTATGTCTGGTGCAATTCTTTCACATTACCTAGTTTCTTCTATGAGTGTTGAAGGAGATGCTTATCTTTATAAAAATAGAAATAAAAAAGGACAAGTTGTACAATTAGTTCCTTTAATGCCAAATTACATAAAAGCAAAAGGAAATACAGATAAACTTATAACACATTATGAATACACACCAAATACAGATACAGTAGATATTCCAACTGCTGATATTATTCATATCAGAACAGGCGTAGATCCTAATGATCACAGAAGAGGTTATGCTCCTATAAAAACAGTTTTAAGAGAAATACTTGGAGATGAAGCTGCAGGTCAATACTCTACTGCTTTATTACACAATATGGCAATACCGGGAGTTATTTTATCACCTTCTTCTGATGCAATGGGTGGACCGACAAGAGAAGAAGCAGAAGCAATATCTGAAATGTATAAATCGAAATTTGGTGGAGCTAATAGAGGTATGCCAATGGTTTTAACAGGTTCTATGAATATAGACGTAGTATCTTTTAGTCCTGCAGATATGAACTTAATAGAACTTAGAAGATTACCAGAAGAAAGAGTTGCAGCTGTTATGGGTGTACCTGCTGTTCTTGCTGGTTTGGGTGCTGGTTTAAATTCAGCAACTTATAGCAATACAAGAGAATTAAGAGAATATTTTACTGAACAAAAGCTTGTACCTCTTTGGAGAACAGTAGCTGATGAGTTAACTTATCAACTATTACCTGAGTTTGATGAAGACGACAATATTTATTGTAAGTATGATGTTGAAAGCGTTAGAGCTTTGTCTCAAGATCAAGACGAATTGTATAAAAGAATGAACTCTGCTGTAAGCGGGGGTTGGGCAACTATAGGTGAAGCTAGAAATATGGTAGGACTACCTGCCGATGACTCTCATAATGTTTACTTAAGACCTCTTAATATGCAACAAGTAGATGCTTCTGAAGTTCCAGCACAACAAGATGCTGAAGATACAACAGTACCTGTCGGAGGAGACGACCCACTTGATATTCCAGCATCTAGTATCGATCAAACTTTTGGTTTAGAAGAAGACATACAAGTAAAAGATGTTATGGATACAGGAGATGGTTCTCCGGAATCTACTAGACAAGCTATATCTGTCACTCCTACAAGAGGTATGGATATGTTTACAAGCAGAGATGCTGCTGAAGAAAGAGCAAAGCAAATAGGATGTGAGGGTTCTCACGAACACGTTATAGAAGACATCACTTACTATATGCCTTGTGCGTCACACGAATCTTATGAAGGTACTAAAAAATCTTATCTAGCCAAAATGGTTGATGAACTTAAAGTATCATTAGAAGAAGCAGAAGCAATGTATGAAAGAGGTGATAGTTTAAATAGTCCAGAAGAAAAAGCTCCAGCAGCTTTTATGACAAATACTTTTACAACTGCTGAAGAAGCTATAGCAAGAGCAAAAGAATTAGGATGTGATGGGTATCACGAAGTAGATAGAGGACCTGCCGGTAAGTTTTATATGCCTTGTTCTAGTGAAGAAAATTATAATAAGTTAATTGTCAAAGGAAAAGATGATACTAACTTTCCTAGTCCTGATATGAATCAAGCAGTTAGAATTTCAAATTCAAAGTATAAACAATTCTCATATGCTTATGCAAAAGACTTAAAAGAGAACTGGGGAGAAATTTGGAGAATGGCTGGCAATGGAGGTAACCCTCCAACATCATTTACAGGTAATGACGCTTTTAGAAGATGGACTGCTTATCAATCAGGAGATAGAAGTGAATCTGTTCTTAATTGGGTAAGAAGAAGAGAACGTTATATGGGAAGACATCAAAACGATAAAAGATTAAACGGTGTTATTGCTGCTATTAAATGGGGTGGAGTTCTTAATATAGGAGTTCCAGCTATGAAAGCAGTTATAAATGAACGCAAGAAGTTAGTTAGGGAAAGAAGAAAGAAAGCTTCTGACCTTGCTGATGAAATGGCAATGAAAGCTATTTCTGCAAGAATTAGAAAAATCTTAAAAGATAAAGTTACAGAGCATAATGCAGGTAATCCTAAATTTAGAACGACTACAGGAACTTTAGCTAAAGTGTTCAACAGAGGTGTTGGTGCTTATAGAACGAATCCGGGTTCAGTCAGAGGTAACGTAAGATCTGCTGACCAATGGGCTTTAGCCAGAGTTAACGGATTTTTGAGAGCATTGAGAACTGGAAGATTTAAAAGGAAGCCTTATGATACTGATTTACTTCCATCAGGTCATCCTTCAAAATCAAGTAAAAATGAGTCTAAAGCTGAGTCTGTAAGAGTGGGTCAATCTGTATCTTGGAGTATAGATAAAAGTCCACAGCCACCTTCAACAGTTCACGGTATTGTAACATCTGTTAATAACGGAGATAAAGAAGCTACAATGCAAGTCTGGGCAATATTAGAAGACGGTTCACACAAAAAAACAGACAGAAGGGTAACTCAACCCATATCTAGTCTAAGAATCATATCTGACATAACTTAGTAAATCCCTTTAAAAAGGTCGTTGAGAATTGACCTCTGCTGATAGAATTAAATATGAAATTGGCAATTTGGTATATTTAGGAGTTTAAGTGTCAGAAAATTTTGATATTAAGTCAATAGACTTAGAAATTAAAGATGATGGAAAAGGCGAAGTCGCTGCAGTTTTTTCAGTTTTCGATAAAGTAGATTCAGATGGCGACATAGTAAAATCAGGATCAATCCAATCAGGTTTTAAATCAGGTGATGTGCCTATGGTATGGGCTCACAAATGGGATATGCCAATTGGTAAAGGTCAAATTGTACAAGATGATGATAAAGCTACATTTAAAGGTCAGTTCTTTATGGACACAGAATCTGGAAAAGAAGCTTACAATCTAGTAAAAGCAATGGGTGATTTACAACAATGGTCTTTTGGTTTTAAAGTAGATGATTCCGAATATGGAAAAATACAAAAAGACGGTAGTGATGAAGAAGAAAGCGTTAGATACCTTAAAGGTTTAACTGTTTACGAAGTTTCACCAGTTCTGGTTGGAGCTAATCAAGAAACATACACAATGGCTATTAAATCTAATAATGAATTAGTAGAAGAAATAGCAGAAGCAAAAGCTGTAATGACTACAGGTAGTATGAATCAACCAGATCCAAAAGAAGAAGAAGCTTCTGAAGAAGAAGTTCAAGCTGAAGAAACTCCTGTAGAAGAAGTTGCAGCTGAAGAAACTCCTGTAGATGATTTAGATACAGAATTTGAAGAAGTTGAAGAAGAAAAGGAAGAATCAAAAGTTTCAGAAGAAGTCACTAAGACTTTTTCAGAAGAGGTTAAAGATGTGCTTGCTGCATTGGATGACCTAATAACTAGAGCGAAAGCAATTTCGCATCTCCGTCAAAAAGACGGTAGAAAGTTAGGCGTAAAAGCTACTGAAACACTTCGTACGGTTCAGGACGAACTTAGCGATGCTTGGGCTGAATTAGATTCATTTGTCGATGAGTTCGGTAATGAAGCTGTTTTAGAGTCAGAAGTAGAAGAGCAACCAACTGATGATAGTGAAACCGATGAGAATAACGGTGTAGTCGAAGAAACTATCAATGATGAAGTCGAAGAAGAAATTCTAGATGAAAATAGTTCCGAGGAAGAAGAAACTGAAGAGACTCCTGTCTCAGAAGTATCCGAAGAATCAGAGGATAACAGCGAATCAACTGACGAAGATTTTGACGCTGAATGGGTCGAAGGTCAAAGGCTTATAGCCGAGACCGTAGACATTTAAGTATAAGTAATAAGTTATCATAGGAGATAATAGTGAGTAAAGTAAACAATCTTAAAGAACAGATTGTAAAATCGCGTGAAGAGCTAAAAAGCATCTTCGAGGGCGCAGACGAAAACGGCAAATATACTGTTGATCAAAAAGAAAGCATTGCGAAAGCAAATGCTGACTTATCAACAATGGTCGAAGATCTAAAACTCGAAGAAACTAAAGTTCGTAACGAGAAAGCTCTCGAAATAGATAGTGAACCTGTAAACGAAATGCCTGTTCCACCAGTAGAAGCTCCAAAAGCTTTTAAAACAATTGGTGAGCAACTAACTGATTCAGATGCATACAATGCATACACGAATCAAGGAGTAAAAGGCGTTGACTCTAAAGGTAAATTTTCACCATACGAGTACAAAGCAACTTTAAACACAACTGGTTATCCGCCAGAAGCTCTCAGAACTCCGGGCATTTTAGAAACTGCTCTTAGAGATCCAGATAGTGTTATTGGATTATTCGATCAAATCGAAACAAACCAAAATGCATATGTCTATCTCGAAGAAACAACTTTCACAAATACTGCCGGTGCAGTTGCTGAATCTACTGACATTAGTACATCTAATGAAGGTGCATTAGCATTTACTGAGAGAACAGAATCCATCAGAAAAATGGCAACATTCTTGCCAGTTACTGATGAATTACTTGCGGATGTAGCAGGTGTTCAAGGTTATGTGAACTCCCGTCTCTCAACAATGATGAAGCTTAATATGGACAATCAGATCATTAATGGTGATGGTTCTGCTCCAAACCTAACAGGTATATTAAATAAATCCGGAATCAATACATTTGATTACGCTTTACCATATGCTGGTGAATTAGGAAGACTTGGACAGATTTACCAAGCCATTACAGAAATTAGAAAAGATGCCTTCACAGAAGCAGACGCTATTGTGATGCATCCTTCAGACTGGTACCAAATCGTAACATCCGTATCTGACGTAACAACATCCGGTTCTAAGAACCCATTGTTTGTCGTTGCAGGTGGATTTGGCGCTGACGCTGCTCCAAAAATTTGGGGTCTAAACGTTGTACCATCAACAGTTATCGCAGAAGGTACCGCATTAGTCGGTAAATTCGGTGGTGGCGAAGCTGCACACGTTGTTATGAGACAAGGTGTTGATCTAGCAGTATCCGATAGCCATAGTGACTTCTTTGCGAAGAATCAATTGGCAATCAGGCTTACAATGAGACTAGGTTTCCCTATTTATAGAGCTGAAAGTTTCTGTTCTATAACAAACTTCTAAAGTTTGTAAATAGTTTATAGTAAAAGCGGTAGATTTATCTGCCGCTTTACTATTTGAGAATTGAGTAGATGAGGTAGTATATAATTATGTTCATAGTAGTAGAAAAAAATATTTGGAAGCTAGAAGATGGTAAAATCTGGGAAGGCAATCTTGCCGATGCACCATCAGGTAACGCTGCACTTATAGCCAAAGCTGGAAGAGAATATCCTGAAGCTTGGTTAAAAGAGCAAGGTTGGGGTAAAAAAGAAAAAGCTCCTGCTAAAAAGAAAGCTGCACCTAAAAAAGCTGCCGAATCAAAAGAAATAGAAAATAAGGCTGTTAAGCCAAAAGATACAGAAGACAAGTAAGGAGTCCTGATGGCTCTTTGTAGTGTGTCTGATGTAGAATCAGTAATTCAAATTGATTATTCATCAACATTAGAAGCAGACATTACAAATGTCTATATTCCCTATGTTGATTCAGCTATCAAAAGATTTTTAGGTTTTGATCCAGAATACAATGCATCAATTACTGAAAATTTTGATGGTAAAGAAAGAACTCATTTATTTTTAAAAGTAGTTCCTGTTGTTTCAATTACTTCAGTAGTTGAAGACGGTTTTACATTAGAGTTGGGAAACGATAAAGATTATGTCGCTTACTTAGAAGAAGGTTATTTAGTAAAGACTGCTAAAACTAGATGGTCTGATGCTCGTATGCAAAATGTTACAGTAGTTTATTCAGGAGGTTTTCAAACTATTCCTGAAGTTATGAGATTTACTTCTGCTAGGTGTGTAGCTCGATTATTAAACAATAACTTAATGCTATCTTCATTGCAGAAAAAAACAGAAATAGAATCACACAAATCAGATAGCGGTAATGATGGTAATTTTTACAATGTTCAAAGTGAAAGTGTCGGAGACTTGAGTTTGTCTTACGGAGATCCTTTATCAACTTCTTTAGGACCAGTATTAAGTGCTTTTGACATAACAGCTCTTATGCCTTATAAAAGGATATTTTTCGAGTAATATAAAAGTGGAGGAATAATGCCTAATAGAATAGCACCAACAGTAGAAGAAGCTAGAGAATTATTTTTAAAAGATCCTCATAAGAAGTTATCTTTATGGGCTCAGGAATGGGGAGTTTCGGATGAAAGAGTCAGACAACTAAGAGAACAGGCAGGAATAGCACCTAGGTCGGCTTACAATTCAGAAATAGCACAAATAGTTTTAGACCGAATTGCTGAGGGAAAAGGTTCTTTAACTACTTCTAAAACGTATAAAGAACTTCCTATTGGATATGAAAGATTCAAGGCTTGGATGAAAGACAATCCAGAGCTTGTAGAGAGAGTAAACAAAGCAAAAGAAGAAGCTTCTAAATTATCTTGGAATCCTACTTGGAAGAAATGTTTAGAATGCGAAGAGGAAAAAGATGTTAATGATTTTGAAAAATCTCAAAAATATAAAAGCGGATATACACTATATTGTAAAGATTGCTTAGTAGGTCTTAGAGACCAAACTCATCAATATAAAGAAACTCTTAAGTCAGATGAAAATAGTAAAGTTTGTTTAGTTTGTCAAAAAGAAAAACCGTTAAACAAATTTAATAAATCT